GGAACAAATGACGCAACCGCAACCGGAACCGGAAGCGCTGGAACAAATGACGCAACCGGAACCGGAACCGAAACCGCAAAACAAAGACGAACGCGGGCATTTTCAACGGCTGAAAGAAAAAGCCGAATGCGCAACATCGGTTCGCGAAATCGATGCGTTGAATGATGAAGCTGGCGAATTGGTTTCTTCCGGGGAATTGCCGAACGGCGAATTCGGAATTCTAGTTGAACTTTTTTCGCAACTGTCAATTAAACTCGATTGAAAGGCGGCGTTCGCAAATGGCTTTGATGATCGATGCGAAGATCTGGTTTGATATCACTTCCAGCGAACCGGCGGGCGTTCGCGGTTTGATGATCGATATTTTGGCGGCTGGCGATTTGATGAACGGTTCGGGTATCATTACCGAATCGATGATTCAACAACGAATTTCCGATCAACGATCAATCGAACTTTATTGGGAACGGGCAATTGAATCATTGGAGAAAAACGGGTTGATTCAAATTCAGCGCGGTTTGATCGATGCGGAAGTTTGCTTTCCTGAATCGCCGGTTGGCGAACTCCGCGAATGGCTTGAATGGTGGAACCGGTTGCACGATGAAGGCGTTGTTCATTCGTCATATCGAACGAACAAAGTTTCAAGCGGGATTCGCAACGCATGGCGGCGGGTTCAACGTTCATCGGAATTGATGGAACTATTGGCAAGGCGCGACGAAATAGAATCGGCAATTCGTAATTCGGATTTTTGTCGCGAAAAATGGTTTTGTTTGGAAAAGCTTTTTGGCGGGAAAAACAAAACCGGTTGTTTTATTTTGGCTGAACTTTTGAGGGGCGCATATGAATCTTGCAAGGCAGACACAAAACGAATCAACGCAAGCGAAGTATTCGGCTGACGATCAATACCGAAAGCTTTCGCCGGTTGCATTCAAAACGGGCATGAAGTTTCTTGCTCAATCGCTTGGCTTAATTGACTCCAACGGCGAAACCGAAATTCCGCCGGGGCAAATCGCGGCTTACGAAATTATTCTTCGCGACATTCCCGATGATGCGTTTCGTTGGGCCGTTTATGAATTGGCGGGTTCGCATCAATATCCGAAGCTTCCGACGGCGGGGAACATTCGCGCGAAATGCGTTGAATACATGGTTGGCGAAGATATGCCTTCATTGTTGGCTTGGCAACATGCGCTTCATTATCTGCAACAACGAAAAAAATTCTGGAATGAATACGACGGTTGGCGCTCCGAAAATTACCGCAAAGAGTTCATTCAGTTCATGAAACAAAAGGTTGATCCGGAATTGACGCGAATTATCGGGTTGATCGGCTGGAAGGAATTAAAAAATTCGCAAAAGCAATTCTTGAAACTTTGGGAAGAATCGCTTGAAATGAAACGCGAACGGCTTATGAAACCGCCGGGCTATTCTCAGGCGCAACAAAATCGAATTGAAAGAAAAGGGAAGGATTTAAGCGATGAATCAAAAACAGTTTGAAGGTATGGAAGAAACCGTTCCGGATGAAGTAAAGCAAGCGGCTGAAGAATACGATGCGGCGCATAAAGCGAAGGCCAAAGCAGCGAAGCAATTCAACAACGCGAAAACGAAGTTGTTGGAAGCAATGGAAGAACACTGCGTTGAACGGGTTAAAATTCCCAACGGCGAAAAGTTTCTTGAACATGAAGTTACTGATAAAATCAATTACAAGAAACCGGAAGATCTGAAACCAAAGCTTCGGAAGTCAAACGGCAAAGGGCAAGGTTTCACCGTTGAACAAATTGCATCAATTCCCGATGTTGAAATTAAGGAAATCGGTTTAACCGATTCGCAAATGAAGCCGTTGCAAGATGCGGGAATAAACACGGCTTCGGAACTTGGCGAACGAATCGAAGGTTCGGCGAACTGGTTTGAACAAATTACCGGTCTGAACAAACAACAGGCAACGCGCATCGCTCGCAAACTTGACTTATGGCGGGAAGATCAAATTTAATACAATCGCAATGGAAGCGATTCAGGGGCGTTGTGATCGGCGCTCCGGCCCGGCATGAAGCCGGGTTTTTATTTTGGCTGACAAGAAAGGCGCGGAAATGATTTTTGGCATCGATCCGAGTTTGACGGCAACGGCAATTTGCTTCGGCAACGATCCGAATCCCGGAAAACTTGAAATGAAACTTTTGGGGAACGAATCGCGCGGTTCGCTTTTGCCCGGTCGAATCGAACGGGTTACGGATCTTGCGTTGTTGGTTCAATCGGAAATCGCGAGAAACGCGGAAGGCGAAGATTCGATTTTCATTGAAGCTTATTCGTATGGATCGCAAAACAATCGCGAGAAGCTTGCGGAATACGGCGGAATTCTCCGAATGCTTTTGTTGGAAGTTACGCCGAACATTTTTGAAGTTGCGCCGACAACGTTAAAGAAATTTGCGACGGGAAAAGGCAAGGGAAAAAAACACGCAATCGCCGGGGCCGTCGGCAAAAAATTCGGTTTGGTTTTCGATTCAGACGACGAAACCGATGCGTTCTGTTTATGGCGGTTCGGTTTGGTTTTCAATGAAGCCGTTCCAGATGCGCTCGCATACGAAAAAGATTCGGTTGAATCATTCAAGGAAAGGTTGGGAGAATGACGGGAACCATTGAACAAATTGTTTTAGGCCGATACTTTCGCGGCTTGGCAGAGTCGGAAGCGATGCGGGCAATTGTTGAAGCCGGGTTGAAACCGGCGGGCATTCGCTTGGAAGGATCCCGAATCTTTTATTCGATACCGGGAAAGCTTGAAGAAATCGAACTTTGCAAATGCCGTTCGGAATATGAAGCGGCAACCGTTGCGCGAGAACTTCAAGAAAAAACGCAATTGCATGAAGCGCTTACAACGCTAACGGGCGAACTTGCCGGTTTGCTCCGGGCATATTCGGCGGCGGTTTACTATTTCGCATCGAACGAAAAGCCTAAAGACATTGGCGAACAACAACAGTTGAACGCGGTTGCGGATCGGCTGGAATTGACTTGCGAATACGGCAACGATCTTTTTGATGAAATTGTTTTGCCGTTTCTTCATCAGGGAAGATTTGCAGTTTCCAACATGGCGTTGAATCGCGAGAAAACGCGAACGGTTCGCATGATTCAGGCGGCGGAAGATTTGCTTGAACAACTGAATCTTTCCGTTGCAACCGGGCAAGAATTTGATGAAGGCGTTGTTGAAGCGGCGGCGGCTTTGAAGGAATCAATGGAACTTCCGAACTACAATGAAGGAGATGAAGACGATGAACGGTGAAGAATTCCGGGATCTTGTTCGGCGAATGCGGAACGCTCAAAAACAGTATTTTCAAACTCGCGAACGCAATTGGTTGAACTTGTCAAAAAAGTTTGAACGCGAAGTTGATAAGGAACTCGCGAACGGCGGGCAACAATCGCTTTTTGATTGATCCTAAATTTCCTCTATCTTAAAACGCTTAAAAACTGTACCCTTCAAAACTATGATTTCCGTTGATACGGAATCTTTTTTTGAAAGGGTTTTTTCATGTTCGCAATTCTTGCCGAAACGAATTATTCGCAAATCGCGGTTGTTGTTGGAATCTTTGCAAGCTTGGTTTCGATTCTTGCCGTTGGACTTGCGGCGGTTTGGCGGCTGGCAACTATCAATACAAAAATCGAAACAATCAAAAACGAAGATATGCCATTTCTGAAACTCGAATTGTCAAACCTGAAAACCGAAGTAAAAGAACAAACGGCGCAACTTCACGAAAAAGTTAATACGAATGCGGAACGGATTACCCGTTTGGAATCATGAAACATTTTACGTTCGATGAAATGCGCAGCATTACGCCGGAAGCGGCGGCGAATGAAATTCAAAACGGCTGGTTGATTCAATATCGGGGCGCGGCGGGGATTGTTTCAAACGCGATTAGATGGGCATCATCCGGGCAACCGCATACGCATTCAGCGCTTGCCCACGTTTTCGAGAACGGAAAAAAAAACGTCAACGTTTTGGAAATGCGAGAGTTTCGCGGCGGGCGTTCGCTTCCGTTTGAATATCACGTTGAAAAGTTCGGCGGGCGAATGGATGTTTTTTCGATCAACAAAGATCGATTTCCGGAATACGATGCGAACGGAACAATTGAAGTGATGCGCGATTTGGTTACGCGCGGTTATGGATATGACAACGTTGCGGCGCTTGCCCTTCGGCATTTGCCTTTTATCTGGCGATTCTTTCCAGTTGACATTACCGACGTTTTGAATCCGAATGAACTTAAAAACGTAAGGCCGTTTTGTTCTCACGCGATTGCCTTTGCAATGCAACTTGGCGGAAATGTGGATCCGGTTTTAAGGCTTCCGGCATACTTGGTCGAACCGTCGCATCTTACAAACTCGCATTGCTTCAATTACGAATTCACAGTTCAAAAAAAGAGGAAATGAAAATGGCGCATGAAGCTTTTCAATCGGTTGATCCGATGGAACAGAAAAAATTGATCCGGGAATATCTGAAAAAATGGTCAAAGCGAATCGGCGTGTTAATTGCCGGGGCGATTGCGGGCGGCGGGGCCGTTGAAGTTTCCAGCAATCCGCAACAATACTTCGGAACGCTGGAAGCGGTTGAAACTCCGGATGAATGGGCGCAACCGCAAGCAATCATTGAAGGCCCGACGGAAGCCGATGCGGGCCGTTTAATCACTCTCAGCGCAAACGATTCAATCGGCGATTCGGTTCAATGGGATCCGATTAACTTGCCAAATCCTACGGATTTCAGAATTTGCGGACGGGATTTAATTTGCACAATCAACAGGCCGGGCATTTACGAATTCAGGCTTTGGGCATCGAACTGCAAAGACGGCAAACCGATTTTCAGCAAGGCAACGCATTCAATCAAAATCGGCGGCGATTTTCCGGAACCGCCGAAACCCGATGAACCGACGGAACCGACGGAACCGGATGAACCGACGAAACCGAATGAACCGGACAAGCCGAAGCCGGGCGAATATGGTTTGTCGGAATTCGCGTTGAAAGAAGCGCGAAAGATTGAACAACAGGCACGCGGGCGGGCCGATGATGTTGCGGGAGTTTTTCGGGCCGTTGCAAACGCCGGGCATTCCGACGTTCAAAAGACCGTTGCGGAAACGTTGGGCGGTTTACGTTCAACGCTTGGGGCCGATGTGAACGCGTGGCGCGATTGGTATGCGACAATTGCGGAACGCTTGGATAAACTTGAAGCGGGCGGAAAAATGAATTCGCCGGAACAGTTTGCAACCGCATGGAACGAAATTGCGAACGGCTTGGAACTTATCAACTAAAAGGCGGTATTGTGTCAATCGAACAAATCATCAAAGAAACCGATGCCGAAATTTCGCTTTTCAATATGATCCGGTTTTTATATCGATACGGATATTTCAACGGAATCATTGACGGATTGAAAAACAAATCGTTTGAAGACGTTGTTGCCTTCATCCGAAAACAAATGCCGGAATTCAAAGAAGCAATCAAACGCTTTCAAGATTTTTATTCGCTTACGGTCGATGCTGATCCCGGCCCGCAAACTCAACGGGCGATGATGGAACCGCGATGCGGTTGCCCGGATATCATACCGGCGGGCGCGGAAGGCGCGGGAAAATGCCGTTGGCCTATCGAAAAAATGAACGGCGTTTCGTATTCCTGCAACTTTGATGAACTGAATCTTTCGACGGCGGAAGCAACGCGAATCTTTCAACGCGCGGCTGACGAATGGAATAAGGTTTGTAACATTGGTTTGACGTTTTCAAACCGATACGGAACCGCAAACATCAACGCGGAAACCGCGCGAATCGATCAACGCGGCGGAACGCTCGCATGGTCTTATTTGCCATGCCAAAACTCACCGAATCAACAACTTCAACAACGATATGACACGCGCGAGAATTGGAGCGAACTTTTTCTTTTGGGCGTTGCCGTTCACGAACTTGGGCATGCGCTCGGATGGAACCACGCGAATACGCGGGAAAGCATTCTTTGGCCGTCATATCAACGCGGAATTTATGTTCCGCAAAAATTCGATATTGCGCGGGCCGTCAATTACTACGGCGAGCCGCAAGGCAAACCGGATGAACCGACGGAACCGACGGATCCGAATAATCCGACGGCTTCGGGAGTTGTTACAGTTATGATCGGCGGCGCTTCGTATCCGATCAAAATGGTTTCTGTTACCGATAAAGGGAGTTTATGAAATGAAATGGTTTTTTGTTGATACGCGTTGGATTCTTGCGGCATCGATCTTTTTGACTTGTTCGATTTCTTCGGCAATGGAATTCGGAAGTTTGGTTGATGTTGACTTTGGAAGCTTGGAAAGCTTTGAACCGATTGCCGAATTGAAAGTTGAAGATCTTCCGGCGGAAGCGCAACCGACAAGCTTTGCCGAAGTTCACCGGGTTTTATTTGAACTGAATCCGAAGCCGAACGAAACGTTCGTTGATTTCGGTTGCGGGCACGATGCCCGGTTTTGCATCGCGGCAAGTTCGATTTATGGTTGCGATTCAATCGGGATTGAAATCGATCCGGAACGGGCGGCATCGGCCCGGCGGCGGGTTCGCGAACTTGGCTTGACCGATAAGGTTGAAATCATTGAAGGCGATGCGACGGCGGTTGATGTGGATGCCGATGTTGGCGTTGCGTATCTTTGGCCCAATGTTCTCGAAAAGCTGAAACCAAAACTTGAAAACTTGGATCGGTTCGCATCTATTCAACATCGCGTTCCGGGTTTGGAAATGGCGGCATCCGGCGATTCGTTCTTTTGGGAAAGGCCGAAAGAAATTGCGGCGGTTCAAACCGTTTCGATTCCGTTCCCGGAATACTCCGGATATCAGCGGCCCGTTTGCAACAAAGCGAATTGTTCTATGTGCAATAAAATCCGCGCGAACATGGCGGCCCGGTCGAAAACAACCGAACCGGAACCGAAAAAACAAAGTTCCGGCGGTTACTGGAAAACCTATTATTGCAACGGAAAAGTTTGCCGACGGGTTTGGATTCCCGGAACTTAATTGCAAACAATCTTGAAATCCTGTTTCATATGAACGGCGGGCGCGTTGGGCGTTCCGTCGTTTTTTCATTTTCCAAGAATCGGAAGGCGCGAAAAGATGAATCGAAAGTTTTATTTGAACCGGGGCGAAATCATTCAAAACAACGATCCGATTGTTTCCGAGTTCGCGAAAAGGCTTGACCAAAATTTGAACGCGGTTGAATACTCCGGGCCGTCAATGTTGTTCGGGCAAGATTTAATTGCGTTGATGATTGAATTGTTGATGTCGGTTTTGGAAGGCTGCATTTCGCAACGGTCGAAATCGGAAATGATTCAATCGATGAAAGCGCCTTCAATCTGGCAACGAATGCTTTTGCGGCGGCGAATGAAACGCGAGTTGTACGGCGGGAACAAACGCTTTGAGTCGATGGATGGAGAAGGCGTTTATCAGGCGTTTATGAAAACAACCGCCGAAGCCGACGTTAAAGATCTTTCATCGTTGATCGATTACGTTGACGGCGAATCAATTCCCGATGTTGATTTCGGTTTGCTATGATTTGAAAGGCGGAAGGATCCCGGATGAGTTCAAAAAACAGGAAATACGTTGTTTCCGTTGCAACAACCAACGGCGGCATTCAAGAAACGATTGACGAACAAACGCCGAACCGCGCAGTTCATACCGCGCAAAAGATTTATCCGGGATCCGTTATTCTTGAGGTTTCAACGAAATGGGAGTTTATTGGAGTTTGCCGGAAATGCCGGGCCGTTGTTTTGGACAACGAAAACTTCAAGCAATTCAAAGATGAAACGATTGAATGCGAAGGCTGCAAAAATTGACGAACGAAAATAATCTTCCGGCGCAAATTGCTGAAACAATCGAATCGCAAAACGTTCAAGTTCCTCCGGGCGTTGATATGTTTCAGTTTGCGAAGCAAGTGCAATCGGGTAAGATCGATTGTGGCAATGCTTGCATTCGTTTCGATGATGAATCAATCGGGCGGCATTCTTACGAAATCACGGTTCAAGCTGGAAGAAAAGCGCCGGGGCCGGGCATCGCTCCTGATTGGCGATTTCCGCCGGGTTCGGCGTTGGAACACATTCAACAAATAAATCGGCATTTCGGCGGAATAATGCCGGGTTCGCCGTCGGAAAAAATAATTTCAGAAAAAACCATAAAAATGTTGAATTCAAGCTTGAACAAAATCCGATAAGTGATATCATTAAAACATCGACGGAAGGCAAGGCCGTCAACAACAAAACCAAAATTTGAAAGGCGCGGAAATGAAACCAAAACTTATCTACAAACACGTTTCAAAAGATTTGGATCTTACAATCATCTTTGATGATCAGATGAACGCTGATCGCTTTGTGATTTGCGGGAACGACGATCATGACGAAATCACCGATGAAATGATTGCAACGGCGGCGGATTTCGGAACGCCGGAAGGGTTTGAACTCAAAGTTGATTTGACTGGCAAACAACCAGTTTTTCACTAGGGCAAGGCAACACGGCCGCCGGGTGTTCCGGCGGCTTCATCTTCTCAAGATTTGAAAGGCGCGGAACAATGACAACTGACACACAAACAAACCCGGTTGAACACTTCATTTTTGACAATCAGATTGAACAAATCCGAATCGTTGTTAACGGTTGGGGCGGGGCCGGATTCGGAGTTGGCCGCGTAAAGCGGCATGAAATGGGGCGGCGTGAACACGGCGGCGCGTTGATTCCCGGGCCGTATAATTACGCTTACGGGATTGCAAGCGTGATTGACTGTTACGGCGGAACGGCCGCCGAAATGAAAAGGCTTCACGCGGAAGGCTTGTTGTTGCGTGTGAACATCGGGGATCGGATCCACATAAACGGCGTTGTGTGTGAAATCCTTGAAGCGCCGAACCGCAACATTCGGTTCCGTGAACTTGAATCCGAGAAATCGCCAACGCGGATGATCATTGCGAATGATGACAAGCGGGTTGGCTTGCGGATCATTGCGGATCGGATGGACGGAACCGCGATTGTTGAATCGATCCGTGGAGTTCACGGGTTTTCGGGCGTGTTCGCTAACGTGATCGTTTTCGGCCGGTTGGGTTGCAGCAACGCCAACGCTGATCAAATCGAATGGCTGAAAAGCCAAGTGGAAACCGTCAAGCAATGGTTCCGACGCGGAAACGGATTCTGATTCAGGCAAACGGGAAAGGCGGCCGCCGGGCGTTCCGGCGGCTCACCTTCCGCATTCAATGAAAGGCGCGGAAATGTATATCAACAGCGAAGCGGCGCGGGGCGTGTGTGATATGTGCGACACGAAACCGGCAACGGTTGGAATTCTGGCAACGGGCGCAACCGGCCGCGTGTGTGAAGTCATGTGGATTTGTTCGGCGTGTGTTCCGGAAGGCGCTGAAGTCAAATCAGCCGAAGCGGCGCGGGCGGAAATCGAAGCTTACGGAAATGGATACCCTGATTTTTAAGGGGCAAAAAATGATTTCAGTTTTTTTTGATAAAAATACTGAATTCACATTGACGCGAAGCCGATGAATGATATCATTAAAAATGTAAGGCGAACGGCAAGGCGATTCGCCAACAATCAAAACTTTTTTGAAAGGCGCGGAAGAATGATTTTTTCACAAATTAAGAATGAGACTCGCGAAGTTCTGGAACAAGCTTTTCCGTTTTCGGTTGATAAGTTTCCTATAAGCTTTCCCGATAACATCAAAGCGCCGTTTTTCGGTTTGCTCCGATCTGACGGCGTTCCGGTTGGCAAAACTTCGGTTGGCGAAGGCTATGTTCCTCATTCGCTTGAAGACGTTGCGGCACTGGTTGAATCGTCAAAAGCGGCGTTCGCCGATGTTGAAGGCGAAACCGAATTTGAATTTGAATGCTTTTGGAATGACGGGCATATTGTGAACGTTATGCCGGGCGTTGATTTCCGCCGGGAAATCGCTCGCAATGATTCGGTTTATCCGAAGCTTTCAATTCGGGCCGGTTACGATGGAAGTTGTTTTGAAGCAACGCTTGGCATGTTCCGCGAAGCTTGCACAAATTTGATGTTCCCGAAATTAGTTTCAGGAACAACCGTCAAAATTCGCCATACAAAAAGCTTGCCGGATCGCTTGGAAGAATTGAATGCCCGATTCCGCCGAATGCGGGCCGGATGGGATGGAATCGTCGCGGAAGCGCGAGAAATGGACGAACGCGAAGTTCGCGTTTCGGAAATTCTCAGGGCGGTTTATGGCGATGTTCCGGAAGGCGCATCAAATACCGTCGCGAAGAATCATCACGACCGAACCGAAGCGATTGTGAATCGGTTGTTCGATGAACGCGACCGTTTGGGCCGGGCCGATCTGGGCAAAGATATCGCAACCGGTTGGGAAGTCTTCAACGCGGTTCAAGGTTGGGAACAACACGAACGCCGTCGAAACTCGAAACCGTCGGATTTTGAACGGGCGGTTCTGGCGGCGGCGGAAGATTCCGTTCGCGATGTTGAACGGCTTGTTCTGGCAAGTTAATTCAACGCGGCCCGGCATGTTGCCGGGTCGTTTCTTTTTTTACTTGAATACGGACAAAAAAAATTGATCATTCTGAAATTGCTGAATTGTTGGGCCGATTGGTTGAAGGTTCAAACGAACTTTTGGTTTTGTCTGAACAACTCGAAACCGACGAATCCGGGCGGCGAAGGTTTGAACAAACGGCGCATCTAGTGATTAACAACTTGGCAACCATTGAAGGGAACTTGAACGGATGAACGTTCGATGTTGTTTTGAAATCGTTGATGAAGAATGCGACGGCGAACAATTCGTTATTCGCGACACAGGCAACGGGCGGGCCGTTCCGACGGTTACAAACGATGTTGAAGCCGTTGTTTGCTATTTGATCGCATCGGGCGCAATCGGCGAAAAGAATCCCGAACGCCGGTTGTTTTATTACGATTTGGAAGGCCGTCGCGACGAAATCAATTTTCTTTGCGATGGAACGTTTTGCGGGTTTACCGTTGGGAACTGAAACCGAACTTTATGGCATCGCACGAAAGGCGTAAAATCAAATGAACTCGAAAGAAACTGGCGAAGGGTTCGGCATCCAGTTCGGCGGCGAAATCGTCAAAGTTTTGGACGGCGATACAATCGAAGTTGAAGTTCGGCGGCGCGTTCGCGTTCGGCTTCTCGATTGTTGGGCGGCTGAAACCCGGACAACGGATCCGGAAGAAAAGGCGAAAGGCATGGAAGCGAAAAAGTTTCTTACGGAAATTGCGCTTGGAAACAATGCGAAAGTTTTTGTTCCGATTGAAGGCGCGGCGCGGTTTGGGGAATCAATGTCATTCGGTAGGGTTTTGGCGTTCGTTGAAGTCAACGGCGCGGATCTCTCGGAAGCAATGGTTGCGGCTGGATTGGCAACGACCGAAAAGAAACGGCATTGATTTCTTTCGCTTTTCATTGTCGAATTCAAACGCTTTGATTTGCTCGGAATGGAAAGTTTTCAGGGATGAACGATATTTTTATGAACGCAATCATTTGGTTTTTCGCGGGTTCGTTTTTTACGGTTGCGAATCTTTTGGCGGTTTACTGGTTTCGGGTTTGGCAACTCCGACGGCGGGCCGAACCGCATGAAGAATTTTCTCGCATTACCGGAACAACTTATTTCAAAATTGTCTTCAATCCGTCGGATCTTTCCGATGAAGCAATGAAATGTTTGATGAAGGAAATCGAACGGATTGAAGCGGCTGACGAAACGGCGCATCAATGCAAACTGGAAAAGAACGATACCAACCGTTCATCGAACGAACCGCATTCAGACAAATGATGGTTTATCCCGGCATGAAGATTCAAACGAATCTTGTTCAACAAGCAATCGGGCATGTTATCGAAGAATCGAAACGCAACGCGGGTTTATTTCCGCCGATTTGGTTTGTTGGCGGCCCGTTAGATCGGTTCGATTTTGTTACGCGGGATGATCATAATTATTTTACATTCATGGTTTGCCCGGATCCCGACGGCGTTCAATACGAAATTCCGAATCATACGAGTTTGATTTTTCCGGGCGGGTTGTTCGCGGTTTATGCGCGAGCGTATCCGGGCGATGCACGAATTCATAAAGGGGTTGTTCCGTTATGGTTTCAAGGTTTGTTTCATTCGACAAACCCTATAATCTTTCGGGATGTTGCAACACCTTCCGCGATTGATCCCGGCCCGTATTTCGGGCGAACATCGGCTTGGAAATAATGCGGGCGCGGCTGGCAAAGTTGGATCCCTAGGCGCGGGAATGGAGTCAAAGGCAAAGGCGGCCCGCGCGGTTGGCCCGCATTTTTTATTGTTTTGATCGAAAGGCTGAAAAAGATGATTCAGGATTTTTTGAACGAAGTTGAAGGCGAAGTTGCGAGAATCGCGGCGAATTACCTGTTGAAAGAAAAAATGGCGATGAACGAACATTTCGCCGATTTCTTATCGGGTTGGTCATATCTGAAAGCGGATATCATCGCCAAAACTCATGAAACGGGGCAAGGCGACGTTTCGACGGGGCCGGGCGATACAAATGCCGAAAATGAAACGGAAGCCGTTACGGGCGATTCTGTGGCTTCTGACGGCAAATCGGAAATGTTGAACGAAATGAAACCGATACCGGGAACGTTTCAACTGGGAACGAAGCCGTTGCGATTGGGAAAAGCGAAATCACCGGAAGGCGTTCTTCCGTATGGAACGCAAGAGGGAAGCGAACCGGCAATCGAATCCGTTGTTCCGAGTATGCCAAGCGAACCGGCAACCGCAATCAACGCATTCCGAACGAAATGCCCGTTTTGCGAAAAAGATAATTTCGACGGCGGGCAACCGATATCGATTCGGGAGATAACAAAGGCGAAACCCGAACCGGAATATGAACGGAAATCGTTTGCGTTGTTCCCGCATGATTTCTTGACTTGTTTCAGTTGCGGCGGGATTTATGCCGTTGAAGACCGAACCGGCGAAATCAAAAACAAAGCCGAAGTTTTCGCATCGGTCGAATCTTTGCAATTCGCTTTTGTTGATCTGTTTTGGCATTTCTTAACGGAACCGTTTATTGCGTCGAACGTCAAAAAAGATTCATCGACATACGAAGCCAAAGTTCGGAATCTTTGCGAACGCATTCTTGAAGCTTACCGGGGCCGGGCGGAATTGAACTTGAAATGATGAACGTTGTTCAGATAGATTAGCGGGCAAACATTTCCCGTTCTGATTCTCTCTTTGGGGGAATGGGGGCGGAATATGCACTTACGGCGATATTTGATTGAAACGGCTGACGGCAAACAAAGCGAAATCGAAGCGCGCGATTGGATCGAAGCGGAATTGATAATGCAAATCCGCAATCGAGATGAACGCATTGTTCGCTTAGTTTACAGGCCGGAAGAAATGAAAGGCGCGGACAATGAATGAAACGGAAAAACGCGTTCGCCGAACGGCGGAAATTATTGAATCATGTTTGTTGACTGACGGCAAATACTTGCCGGGGCCGTTGCCTTTTCCGGATCCTTTGATTCGGGCCGAATTGTTTCAACAAAATTCGTTTCGGGCAAACCTCGATTTCCGGTATTGTCTTTTTCAGAATGGGGCAACCGCGCGGCACGCGTGGAACATTGCGTTGCAACGGGGCGTTTATCGCTTTTGCGGCGGCGATGCCTTCAACCGGGCAATCAACTGGCATGAATACATTTTGAGAGTGAATCCCTACTTATGACGGAAACAACCGAACCGACGAAACCAAAACTTTCGGTTGAACAAGCGAAGCTTTTGCGCGATGCGATGGAACGCTTGCGAGATAAACAAACGGAATTGAAAAGAATGAATTCGGGAACGTTGCCGGGTTCGTTGGGTAATATTCTTAATCAAATGAAAGGCGCAGAAAATGGAAACCGTTCATCGGTTGGCAGAGAATGAAGCCGTTGATCTTGCCGATTTGTTTTGGCTTTTGGTTGATCAACAATCGGACATTCGCGGGCATATGGAATACCTATCGAACGCGGCGATGAATTCCGGCGATGTTGTTGAACTTGGCGTTCGCGGCGGCGTTTCAACGATTTGTTTTTTGCATGGCTTGGCTTGCCGTGGCAATGGAAAGTTGCGTTCTTATGACTTGAACCAATGGCACGCGCAAGAGGCGGTTGAAAAGATGATTCCGCCGGGCGTTGATTTCAAGTTTGAAATCGGGGATTCATCCGAAATCGAAATTGATCGATGCAATACGTTGTTCATCGATACGCGGCATGATGCGGATCTTGCGATGATCGAATTGCGACGGCATCAACTGAAAGTCAATCAAACGATCATCATGCACGATACCGAAACTTTCGGCATCAACGGCGAAACGAAAGGGCCGGGCAACGGCTTGAAACTCGCAATCGGCGATTTCCTGATTGACTATCATGCGGAATGGGAGATCTTCAAACACGCAACGAATGACAACGGGTTGACGACGTTCAACCGTTGCGATTTCAATCCGGGCAAACTTTCCGAATCGGAATTGCGGGCGGCGGCTGGTTTGGATTAAGCTTTGAACAGCGGGTTTGATTCCGCCGGGTTTGTTGAATTAGAGCGCTTCGGCCCGGCGGGATCTGTTTCTGAAAGGCGCAGAAATGATGAAGCCGGTTTTATATTTGTCGTTTGCGGCGTTTGTCGCGATTCTGGTTAATGGCTTGACGGTTGGCTTTTGGTTTCTGGCAACTCGGATATCAAAGGCGATGTTCGGCGATTTTGGCGGCTTTTGGTTGTTCGCTTCCAACATGATCATTGAAGCCGGGTTGATCGTTGTTGTTGTTGGCGGTGCGTTGACGTTGTACGTTGGCAAACTTTTCATACGAACTTTTTTAACTGAACTCAAAAAGGCGCAAACAAATGGCGGAAGAAAAGAAACTTAAACACGTTCACGAATGCAAACATCCGGCGTTTCGAGTGAACGCGAATGTGAATGTTACCCGATGTGAAGATGAAGGCCCGGCGGAAGTCATTCATGCGAACGTTTCAATTTGGTGCGTTGAATGCGGGCATTTCTTTGATTTTGAAAACGGCGTTCCATACTCGCGCGGAATCATGTTGAATATGGTTGTTCCGGAATGTGCGGCATTGGATGAAACCGGAACCGACGTTTCGAAAATCTTTCAATCTGGCGAACCGCGAATTGAGCAATGAACGAAATCATTGATGATTTGGTTGAAGTCGAAGGATCCCGCGATGCAACGCAATTGTTGCGGGCGGTTTCAGATCCTCGATTTGACTTGCCCGATGAATTCTATAGCGATGCTCCGCGCAAGGTTTGGCAAATCGTTCAAGATATGCTTTCGGGCAAATGGAAGGGGCCGAACGGCAAACCGGCAAGCGCTTCATCGATACGGCGAATGATGGGCGTTTTGCTCGAAATGGATGCCGTTAATCGGGGCAAACATCGAAACGGGCGGGCATCGATTGAGCAAGCCGAAGATGATGTTCCGCAAATTCGGGCTGACGTTGATTTGAAAGTTGCGATATCATTGGTTTCGGAATTGCCGGAAGATGAACGCAACATTCTTGAACAGGCTGCCGCATTGATGCAAAAGCTTCAAGATCATGCGGCGAATTCTGAAAGGGCGAAAATCGAATCAAACGCGGAAGGGTAGAGAATGGAAACGGATTCAATTGAATCTTTATCGGAACCATTCAGCGCCGATATACTCACCGCGATTCGCCTAGCGCCTGCAATCAATAAATGCCGGGCCGGGGATCCTTTGCCGTTGATTCGTGAACTTTGGCCCGGCGTTCGCTTGGATGAATTTCAGGTTGATGCGATTCGTTCGTTGTTCGATCCGAAGATCCGGGAAGTCTTCATCAAAGGAAATACGGGTTGCGGAAAAACCGCGATTGCCGGAATTGCCGTTTGTCTTTACTTTCAAGTTTTTCACGATGCCCGAATTGTATTGACTCGCGATAAGCATGAAACGGCGAAGCGCGTTTTATACGGCGAAGTCAAAACATGGTGGAAACGAATGCGGTTCAATCTTTGCGATGCCGTTCTTTTGAATGACGGCGCATACGATCCGAACAACCGCGAAGGGCATTACATAGCAATCGCAAACCCGAAATCGCCGGAAGGTTTTCAAGGGGTTCACTCTCCGCATGTTTTGCACGTTTACGACGAAGCAACCGCCGATGTTCTGCAACCGCGATACAAGTTGAGTTCAACGCAAGCAACTTCATTTTTGGCGATGGGAAACCCGCGCGTTACAAGCGGGGAATTTTACCGGGCATTTCCGAAAGGCCGGGAAAACGAAACGCATACGTTCAACGGGCCGAACGGAAGGCGGCGTTGCATTACCGTTGACGGAAAAGATTGTTTGAACGTTCGTAGGAAATGCCTGAAACGTTCAATCGCTCCGATGGGCGGAATCATCATCGACGGAACCGAATACAAAGCCGGGGAAGATGTCGAACCGGAAGATTTCAAAAAGGTTTCGCCGATCATACCGGGGCAAACTTGTTTCGATGAATTTCTTGCGCTTCTCAACAATCCGGATCCCGATTTCGTTGCCTGTTATGCGCATGGAAGGTTTCCGGAATCCGATGCGGAAGTTCAACTTTTTCTTCGCAAATGGATCGCATACGCGCAACAACAACATTCGCGGTTTCGTCGATTGCTTGAACGGGCCGAAGCGAACGGGCATGAAGCCGTTCGCGATTGGTTGTTGAATAAGCGGTTGCCGGTCGATGCGTTCGGGCTGGATGTTGCGGCAAGCGAATTGAAAGGCGATTGGAGCGTATTAACGGCGGGCGGGAAGAATGGCATCCGGGAACAACATCGAACGCAAAAAGCGAACGTAATGAAAACAACGGCTTGGGTTATCAAAACGATTCGCGAAGAATACGGCGTTGAAATTACCGACGGCGATTACCCGATTTGCATTGATTACGGCGGGGGATACGGGCGGGGCGTTGGCGATAGGCTGGAAGAATTGGGCGCGTTCGTTGTCAAGTTCGTTCCGAATGCGACAAGCGAACTGAATCCCAAGAAATATAAAAATCTTCGCGTTGAAGCATATGCCGAATTTGCGAACCGGTTGGATCCGAACGCGATGATGCAAAGCGAAGCAAGCGAAGATTTGCTTGACGAAATCGGGCTTTCCGAATCGATTGATGATGATGTTCCGTTGAAGCGAATGCCGGTTTTCCTCATTCCGGAAACGCAACGTTTGTTTGAAGATTTGGCGGTTCTCGAAAAGCTTTATGATTCCGATGCGTTCAAGTTCAATTTGACTCCGAAGCGAACCGCGCCGGGGCATGAAGAAAAGATTGAATCAATTGAAAAACGGCTTGGCAGATCTCCCGACGATGGGGATTCGGCAAGTTACTTGTTTCACGCGAACCGGTTTGCAAAAGAATCAATCAACGATTGGTTGGATGCCGGGGCATTTTAGGGAAAACGAAAATGATTATATCGGTTCACGTTCCGAAAACGGGCGGTTCAAGTTTTGGCAAGGCGTTGAAAGATCATTTCGGCGAATCGTTTCTTCGGTATGGCGATGGATTGATTCAGGAACGCGGCAAGCGCTGCAAGAGCGATTTGCAACGGGCAATCGATGCTTTCGATTACCCGGAACGCTTTGCGTCATACGGGGCGATTCATGGGCATTTCAGGCCGTTCGTATTCTTGCCGTTCTCGAAAAAAGTTGATGTGAACTTTTCGGTTTGGTTGCGGGATCCGTTTGAACGCATGGCTTCGCATTATCGGTTTTGGAAGATGATCAAAAACCCGGTTGAACCGCATGTTCGCGAGTTCGCCGAAAGCGATTTGACGTTTGAAGAATTTTGTTTTCAAGATCGATATCGCAATTTTCTTTCGCAATATCTTTGTTTTTTCCCGATGCACAATTTTGATTTCATCGGATGTTTGGAGCATTACGCCGAAGATCTGCAACGCTTTTCCCGGCAATTCATCGGAGCCGAACTGCAATGCCTTCATCGCAATAAATCGGTTGGGGCCGAAGTCGATACCGGGCTGAAAGAAAAGTTTGCGGAATATCACGCAATTGATTATCAACTTTATGAATACGCAATGAAATTGCGGCAACAACAACTCGAAAAAATGCAATGACGATCAAAGCAAAGCTTTCGGAAGATGCGGTTTCAGATGAACGGGCGGGCGTTTATCAATTTTCATATGGTCAAGACGGCGGCAAGGTTGGATTGATCTTACGTTGTCCGGGATGCCGGGAAGTTTCATTTCTTCCGTTCCGTTCGGGGATTCATTCGGAAGAATGGAATTTATTGAATGAAGATCCGATTGAATTAACACCGTCGATTCATCACGATACGAAGCTTGGCGGTTGCGGCTGGCATGGTTGGCTTCGCAACGGCGAATTTCAAAGGTTATGAATGTGGGAATTGAAATCAAAGGCGCATGCGACAAATGCAAGCGAACGCAAACACTTCATTCGGGGCGTTGTTATCAATGCAAGGAAAAAGAAATGGGCAGAAATCCGCAACCTCCAACTCGAAAGATCAATTTTCAACCGTTGGGCAAACCGCATAATTGCATCGGTTGCGGCGCTCCGATTGATTCAGGCGATTGCCAGTATTGCGGGCGTTCGCATTTGAGTTCATCGCAAATTATCGAAAAGACGAAACAAGAATTTTATCGGCGTTACGGAATCCCGAAACGATTGGTTGACGGTACAACTTCGGGCGGGCCGGGATAGACTCAACAAAACGAAAGGCGCAAAAAGATGAATCAAAAGTTTCCTGAAATCACTTCATCAAATCGCGATTGGCTGAAATTCCAAAAATATCTTCCGAAAGAAAAACGCGAAAATCATGTTTACATTGCGTTTCGCGAACCAATGCCCGAACAACTTGCCGGGCAATTCTTGCGGGTTCATATGACGAAAGATAGGCTTGAAGATTCGGAAAATGATTTTTACAAGCCGGAAATTTATCAACCGTCGCGATTCAAAGAAACGATTCTTTGCCCGGAATGCGGGCAAGCCGAAGAGCGCGTTGATCCGAATCTTTCATTCTGCCGAAACTCGAAATGTTCGTTGCAAAATCGCGGGCATGTTTCCGGGCCGGTTCGCGGCGTTATCGAAGTTCTGACGTTCCCGGATCATGTTGCGTATGTCGCGAAAAAAGAAATTGATGTTCCGGTTATCGACGATGCAACCGTTTTTTATTCCGACATTCTTGCCGGGCGGAAATCGGTTGAAGACGTTTCGAGAATCGCAACCGAGTTCAAAAAAGAAACGATTGATGTTCCAATGATGAACGCTTGCGTTTTGCTTTTGGATCGGCGTTATGATGAATTGGCGTTGATTCAAATCATCCGAACTTGCGGAATGCTTTGCGATGAACTTGGTTTTGAATTAAAGAATTGAACGGGGAACCAATGGCGCGACGACGGAAGAAAAAGTTTAGTTTCAAAGAATTGTTGCGGGCATGGCTTGAACCGAAAGCGATGTTGCGGCATCGACTCCGAAAGGCCGAAGCAAAGCGGCGGGCGGCTGAAAACGCGCTTCGGCTGCAACAACAGGAAAACGCGGGTTTGCGGATTCAGATTGAAACTTTTACCGATTTCGTTCAAGCTTTCGGCTGGCAACAACGCGCAACCGGGGCCGAACAAAAAATGATTGCCGAAACAATCCGCAAGGCCGGGGAAAAGGAACTTAAACATTCCCGGCAATGAAAAAGGGAATGATTGAATGAGTTGGCTTGAAGAAACCGCCGTTCCGACAATCGACACGCAAGCCGTTTCCGGCAAGTCAATCGGGGCAATCGCTGATTTGATCGTTACCGATTCAATGAAGATGGATCGAAGCGGCGACAATCGAACGGCGAAAGAACAAACGCTTTATTTCCGATACTGGAATTATGTTGCGCTTTCGAGAATTGCAAAGTATTGTTCAAACTTTTTCCCGAATCTTTCATTTCAACCGAACGCGGCGAAGTCGATTGGGCGCGGCGGGAATCAACGATTTTATCAACGGCAATCGATGAATTGGCTGAAACGCAATTACAGTCAACGCGTCATTCAAGGCGCAATCGATGTTCAGGAATTGAAACCGATTCCCGAAGATCATCAAATGATTTCGTTGTTGTCTAACCCGAACGAATACGCGAATTATTCGATGTTGGCGCAAGAGTTCACATACAACAAACGAATGACGGGCCGGGCATATATTTGGGTCATTCCGAACCGGTTGCGAACCGAATTTTCCCCGCAAGGCTTACCGGCGGAACTTCATGTTGTTCCGACGGAATGGGTAACACCGCAATTTTCAAGCAATGGAACGCTGAAATACTACGTTGTTACTCCGGAAGGCGACACGCGGCGAATGATGAAGATTCCGCCGGAAGATATCATTAAACAAGTCAACGTTCATCCGGTCGATAAGTTGAACGGGCAAAGCGAAGTTCAGGCCGGGGCGCGTTGGAT